CGCGATCCTGATATAAAACACCGTTAATGTGGCGTAATACCATCATGACGAAATCTTCAATAGTCAGTTGCTGTGGCCAATTAAAACTCAGTGCGAACTGTTCAGAATAGAGTGACGATGCGGCGGCAAAAAACGAAGGGTCGTCTATATCTCCGGTGGGCCAACCTAAACCCCAGTCAGTGTCAGTTAAGCATTCGCGAATGATGTGTGCAGGGTTCATATCCACACCGACTGAGCTTTGCGTCGAAACAACATCTGCGCCAGCAAATATGTTAGTCGAAAAACCAGCTGGTATGGTATCCAGAACTTGAATGACTAAGGTGTTGTAGCTGTTAATCATTCCTGCCGGAATTGTTACTTGTGATTTATTCCAAACACCCATCGACGTTACTGTGATTGCGGTGCCGTTCCACCAACACCAAGTACCATCATCATGGTAAATGGTAACAACTACATCGCGCCTCTCACCAACTTCAGATTTAGTGATTGTCCTTCTCAGCCAGATCCCTTTACCTGCGCCTGGTGATATTGCTGTACCTGTTGTTGCGCCACCAGTCGAAGTACCAAATCCACCGTTACCGGTCGGCCATGCTGAATCGTCATATGATGGGTTGATATACTCAGCCGGAACACCACTTGAGCCACCCAATAAAGCACTGACAACCTGGTACTTCCAAACACCGGTATGTAGCACTAGATTGGTGTCCGGCACCACCGCATCGTCACGTAGAATTTTAGCAATTTCAGGGTGCCAGTCTTTAGTGTACCTGCGAACCTTAACCTTAAACGGTTTGAAATAGGGGTTCATCGCCGACCATCGGAATGCCTTTGGTTGAACCATCGGCTTGGTTCCAAATGAATCGGTGGCTGGAATATTTGGTGGGGCATCTGGTGCTGCGATGAATGTGCCACTGGGTGTAAACTCAGAATCGAGGTTAGTCACACCACGGAAAAAGAAATTGACAGAATTTCTATACGCTGGTACTGGGCCTGATACCCCACTTAACCTCATTGACGAGCCTAAAAATTCGTTAACGGGCTGATTAACCCCACCCATCATGATGTCCACCTGACCGAAAACACCACCCTCCCGCTCTTGACCCCCAAAAAGATCAATTTTGTAAATCGAAATTGTGCCCGACTCGGTGACTGAGCCAACCCACGCTTCACGATCTGCAAATTTAAATTCCACAACCTCATCAACTTTTAGGCACGCCGTGGCTAGAACATCCATGTCATACCAGTAACCTATTGTTGGTTTTCCGCTTTTGCCGCCCATTCTTTTCTAGCCTCATCGACTGCGGCGAGCGCCATCGCATCGCCTGTATTTATTAAGGTTTCTTCAGGTAGACCGTTCGCAACAAAGTCAGCCCAATCGAGGTTGTGCAATTTAAACCATAGCCGTGAACCGCGCGAACAGTACCGCAAACCGCTAACGCGAATATGCCTGACGTGAACGCGAATTGTCACTTGCCACCACTCGCTTTAATGGGTTTGGTTTGCGCGTTTCCGTAATATGAAATGTTGCAATCGTCAATCCACACCTCACCGAATACCACGGTGATTGGTGTACCTAACTTTGGCTTTGGTATATCAAGCTCGCCGGCGGTTGGCGTTTGAACTTTCGGCTTTGGTGCGATCAAATATGCGATTGCGCTGATTACAATCGATACTGCTATTTGCATGAAAAACATTAGTAGATAGTCTCCCCGCTAAATGGGCCGCCGTTTGTTGGTGTGTGTGGGAAACCACCGAAGTTTTCTGAATTATTGAATTTTGAATCACAAACTGATATGGAATGATCGCACCCAGGGTAGATCTTGGCGCTTGTGCCAATTGTAACATTAAGGGGTGGGCTAACTAAAGTAAGGGAATTTGACGCACCGGGGTTACTTACGATCATCCTTCTTTCTGGTGTTATCAATGCACTATTCGTGTATTCGATGTAACCACCAGCAAAATAGTTCGCCGCGAATGCGCTTACACCCGCGACCGAAATAGTTGACCCTGTAACGCTCAGGGTGTTACCGACCAACTCGAAGTCTAGTTTATCAACACCGCACGCTTGACCGTACAAGACGTGGGGGCAATTGAATTGGAATTGCCGACGTAGGCCGAAGCGCAGCAAACTAGATCGAATCCCCTGACACGACAGCACTACTTCGCTACCCCCCCACATAACATTAAGCATGCGACCTTTCCACACCGTGATTATTTTAATTGCGCCATTAAGTCGATTCACTTTCCTAACGGTCAGTGACACCACGCCGGATGGTGCTGCCGTTCTAAATAAATCAATGAATGGGACATCGTGGTGCATGACCAACTCTAGCTCACCGCGTGAGAAATCGCTGCTGAACTCAATGTTATTTCTCGCCATCGCGATGGGTGAGTAACTTTTACCCGTGGCAGCATCATAGAATTCTGAATCACCGCTGGTGTAATTCCACTCAGTCGTCAAATAACCGAAGTCGTATAGCTCGACCGGTGACCCAAGTTCTATCGATGTCTCAGTGGCTAGATAAGTCATGCTTTAACCGTGATGAAGTTTAAATCAACTGTCGCAACGTCCGACGTAATATGGTTGATTGTAACTCTATCTGCGGCCAATCGGCAAAGGTGAATTAAACTTATCATTGAAACATTACTTTGATTTAACGCAACACCGATTGACGTGGTTAACCCTAAAGTAGTGAACGAAGATCCCAATGTTACCGAGTTGATTGTTTTAAATAACGGAGCGCCATTCACCACAATCATTATAGTTTTTAGTGATGGGTCCACCCCAACCATTTGCTGAAACTCGTTGGTTTTGACCTTAATTGACGACGCCGACGATAGCTCACTACTATAAAGCGAGAAATCGCCCAACCACGTTGGCATCCAAACCGATTTAAACCTACCTGCCAACCTCGCGATTAACGCCCTAAATTCAAGGTGCGCTAATCTATCTTTCAATACCCACTGGAAGCGCTTGGTTATCTTCGGGGTGTCGTATTTATCAAACCTTGCAATCCCACCAGTTTGATAATCAACCTCAGCAAAGTCGAAATCGTTGGTGGTGTCAATCGGCTGCGCCCAATTGGCTTTTTTCAAAACCACCTCATATCCGGCATAGGATACGCTAGGTGCCACAATGGGTAAGTTTGAGTCCGTTTGTATTGGGTCACATGAGAAACTAGCTGTAATCTCTGTTGTGATGCTAGTTGGTTGCCGTGACGGTACGCCTGTCGGTAAAAATGCAACTTGAATCGGATAAACACTGACACCAGCGCTCCATGATTTTACAGTGGCGCTAAGTAGCGAAACTTCAGTTGGCGCAACAACGTCAATTTGCACTAATTCAAAGTTTGATGAATCTACGAAAACAACCGCAAACCCGCCATCGGTGAAACCTAAACCCTCAGTCACCACTCGCAGGGTTGTCGATGTTGCCGGCGCGGATGATGTTAGCTCACACCGGTCACCCCACATGGGTAATGCGAACGGCTGAGTCTGCCAACCCCACAAAATGTTAGCTAACCTCTGCGAATCTAAGCCTGAAATCCTGCTGAAATATTCAAAACCTCGGCGCGGCTTGGATCGTATGCTTATGCGCTGCTCATCACCACGATATGCGGTTATGATGTCAGTCAACCAATCGATGGTTTCAGTTATTGGCGTTGAGCGGTTCGGTTTGAACGGCCAAACTTTAAGTTGATTAATCGTATACGCCATTAACTAAGCACCGCTTTAATTGAACTTTTGTTTGCGCGAATTGCGTTGACAATTGCGGTTTGCCCTGCTGAGGTACTCATGGCTTCGTTTACTACGGATGCGCTATCGATAGTGTTGATCACTTTAATTTGCACCGGGTTTGAGCTACCACCGCCATTTGCTGAGTGGCGCGCATCTTGTCGCGTGAGAACTTCCTCACCCTTCTCACCAATAATCGGAACTTCATTGGGTTTAAGGCCGATTACACCACCTGTGTGATAACGCTGGGCGTTTGCAAACCAGCTAGGTGACATTAACGTGGATGAACCACCAGAACCGATAATCCCACCTTCATGGAACTTCATCCCACCCACGGCACCAACGATAATTGAACCAATACCACCACTTTGCCCAAGACCGCCCATGGCATTCAAAATAGCCTGTTGTAATATCATTTGGGCAATACGCTTTAGGAAGTCAGCGGCGAAGGATCTGAAGGCATCTGCTGCAGCTGAGAACACATCACTTAAGTTACCACCTTCGCTCGCAATCTTACCAAGCGCTTCGCCAAAACTCATTAGCGCACCACTGGAAAGATCCAAGAATGCTTGATCTATTTCCTGAGCACTCAATTTGGTTCGATCTCTAATGTCACCCAAGCTGTCGTATAGCATCCTGAAGCGGGCAGCAGTCGCATCACCCTCAGGTGTACCGAGGGCTTCATTCAACCTAATTGCATCTTCAATTGCGGCTTTCAAACTTACGTCAATGTTGTCCAGCGAGATTTTTAATTTGTCAATCTCGGCAGTAGGGCGACCCTGTTTTTGTAAGTACAAAATCCGCTCTTGAATCTGCTGACGATACGACATTAATTCGTTAGCCTTTGCTTCTGCCGCAGCCGTTTCCTTCCTTGAGAGTGCCAACTTATCAGCTTCAGCGCGTTGCTCGGCGAGTAGGTTACGCTGAGCTATCAGTTTTCAACGGTCGCAGCTTCAGCACCGTCCCGTTTTAAACCTGCAGCATCAAGTTCTTTATAAAACGCATCATACTCGGCGCGGATTGCGTCTTTTTCAAGAGCCAGAGCATCATCAATTGCTTTGTTTGAATCCTTCGCCAATAACTGCTTAAACTTGAGTTCAGCGTCGGCTACTTCTTTTGCTATTCGTTTCAGCAAGGTGTCTCGTGCTTTACCATTATCACTGGCGACGAAATCCGCAGGCGTGTCGATAACACTACCTACACCAGTTGAGACAGCCCCCATTTTATCGGTGGTTTCAGAAAGTTGCCGGCTCAACAAATCATCAAGCGCTTTTTCACG